CTACTTCGATTTAAACGAGTCAATTTTAGATTTACAGAGTATCATGATTTTACTTATTACAATATAAAATCACTGAAAGATTCGGAGTAACAAAAAAGCCCTCAATTGAGGGCTTTTTTTATATTTGTTACTTAATTAAATCAAAAATGGACAAACTAGACACTTTTGCATTGCATGCTATGCAGTCACTTATTGAACGTGAATCAAAACTAAAGATTCACTACCTATCAAATCGCAGCGAGGTTGTTGCACCTAAAAAACCACATGAAATTGCTGCGGATGCTTATGAAATTGCATTCGCAATGGTGAGGCACGGAAACAATGTTGACCGTGGCGTCTTAAATAAAGTAAATACTAGTCAAGATTTTTAATCTGTCTAGTTCGGTATTACCCATGCATGATTGGTGGAGCTATCGGGTCGAACAGGTTCAGTTTGTGTGGTTTTGGCTAAGGGATCTGTTATTGGTTCAAATCCTGTATTGTCGCTGCTATCGTCTGTTATGATGGTAGCGTAGAACATATCTGTAATAACCACGTTGGTGTGATCATCGTCTTCGTCATCGGCATTTCTGTCGAGGCCCGAAAAAAACTCTCCACTAAATCCCTGAAGCGCTTTATGGGCTAATTCGTTGAATTCGAAAAACTGAATGGCTTTATCTTGGTTGATGGAGCCTTGGAAGCTGTCGGCATAGTTTTCCCACAAAATGCGAACACGAATGGTGGTGCTACCTTGCTGCACGCCACTGAGCGCGCTGCTCCAATTCGGTGTGCGAAAGCTGATTAATGCTGCAGGCATGGGTAGTGCTACAATTCCTTCTTTTATCAGATCAGCTTGTCCAAAGTCTTTATCAAACCATTGTAGGCTTGGCATGTGGTTGTTTGAAAATTGTAGCTTATCCATCAGGTGTTGGCCTATTGCTTTAAATATGTCGCCTTTTATGCTCATGATTATGAATTTTTAAGTATGTCTTTGATTACGGGAATAAAATGGGCATCTAGCCTATTGGCCAGTTCCGGAGTGTCGTATAAGAATGGACGTGGTTTTATAGTGAATGAACCTTTTTTTAGTGCCATACCTTTCCAAAATTCATCTTTGGTTTTAATATACATTGCCCAAAAGAACTTGCGCATTTTGCTGGTTATTTGCACTGTGCCACCATCGTTTTGAATCTTGCTGTATGGCATATTACTGCTCAATACTACGCGTCTGCCGCTTTTAGTATATTTTAGGTCGCGCCTTAAAGCTCCGGACTTGGTGAGTAATGCAGCGCCAATTCTGTTTTTGGGCTGCGCTTGGCGTTTTGGCCAAGCCTTCACGTTAGTGCCCATAATCTGACCCTGTCGCTGAAAGGTATCGGCCTTGTAAAGCTGTAGTGCTATAGCTCCAACTTGATCGGGAGCCTGCTGCATTAGCTTTTTATACCGCGATATTATACGCTCAAATTTGCTTGCGTTTTCGTTTATCATATCTTCGTGTTATGTATAGTCATCCACGACACAGGATCGTTTATATGCTATTTAAATACTTATTAAAGAGCTTGCTCGTAATCGCGCGTGGCATCTATCAATATGCTCGCAATCTCCTTGCGAAGATTCTGCGATGATTCTTTGACTGTGCTCGCTTTAATCTCTAATCGCTCCACCAAGTTCTTTATGTTCACATTGACATTACGAACACTAGTGCCTGCGCTTGCTTTCCCTGCTGCGCCACCTGCCGCAGCTCCTTGTTTACCCTTCATAGCTCCAGCAGTGGCAAGTCCGGGTTTGTCGGTTGCGGTTTTATCTCCGGTGCCAATTTCGGCATTGTAGGCTTTGCTAAACGCTCCTTTTACATCCATATTGGCAAATGCTTGCTTGGCTTCAGATAATCCCTGAAGCAACATCGCAGGATTAGCAGTGAATAATCCTATGACTGCTTTGCCAAGCCCCATAACAGGACTAAGAAGTTCTTGAGTGGCTGCCCACAATCCTTTGAGTGCGCCACGGAAAGTTTCGCTTTTTTGCCATGCGTAATACAAACCTGCAGCTAGCAATCCTATTCCGGTAACGATAAGCCCTATCGGGTTCAAATTCATTGCCACATTTAATGCGTGTTGCATGGCTGCAGCTTTGCCCAATCCACGGCTTAAACCTTCCAAATATGCAAGGTGAAGTAAGCCTGAAGTGTATTGAATAGCCTGAAGAATTAGCGCTCCCTTTTGAATGCCCACATACAAACCATATGCAGTGGCTACTGCACCAACACCAACTGCTAAGGCTGTAAAGCCTGCGCGATTTTCGTCAATGAATTTGACAGCGGATGTCAACAAACCAATAGCTTGTGATTTGGCATTGAGCCAGCTAAGGTAAGCAGGCTGTAGCATGGTGCCGAGTGTGGTGGTTTGATCCAGCATGGCATTATTAGCCCTGTTCATTTGTGCTGTAAAGCTGTTGGCATTGGCCGTGGCTTGATCGCCAAAAGTATTTTGTAGCTCGCGGGCAAATCTTGGCAAAAAGTCTGTTGCCATTACTTCACCTTTTTCCATCGCTTTCCCAAGTTGCTGCTCAGTCATATTCATTGCGCGTGCCGCTATGCTAAAAGCACCCGGTAAGCGCTCGCCCAATTGACCTCTTAATTCTTCAGCATTTACAGTGCCTTTGGAGGCCATTTGCGAAAGAGCAAGTATTGATCCCTCCAGTTGCTCATTATCGCCACCAAGGGCAGATATGGCGCTAGAAACGGCAGTATAAATAGTATTCTGTTGTTTAGCAAGTTCTACGTTGCCCATCATGGCTCCTGAGAGTGTGCGGTATCCCGTTTCGGCAGCCATTAGGTCAAGACCTAACCTGTTGGCTTCGGAGCGCACGTATTCGAGGTTTTTACCACCTTCTTGCCCTCCTGCAAATTTGATGGCGCGTTCCATACCTTCTACCTTGGCACTGGTGAGAACAGCCTCTTGGCCAAATGCAGTAATTTGGCTCACGGCAAATGCTCCGGCTATGGTTGCGCCTAGTTTTTTAAACTGCGAATCCAACCCTGCAGTTTGGCTTTTGGCGCGTTCCATGCCTCGTGAAAAGTTGTCGCCACGTAAGTTTATGATATATTCAAGTCCTTGTCTGCTCATTTGGAATTATGCTGTTTAATGTTTTATATTTGTAGTGGGCTTCTGATCACAGGATGACGCACGTAACACTGCTCATATGTACTGGTTAGGGGCCCTCTTTTTTTATTTTCAAATCATACAATATAGCTTTTTGCTCAGCTTCTCTTACAATCAACTCAATCTTATGTTCTCCGTAACTGGTTTCGAGCTTGTGAATGCTTACGTTTCGTCTGCCTTTATAGTCAGGTTCTGATGATTTATAGACAGCCCTTTGCAGTAAAAGATCAATACGTTTTAGGGCTTCTAATTTGTACCTATAGGTTTCGTTTGATCCGTATGATGCCATGTGAGCAATACCTGATTTTGTAATCTCGACAGCTTTTACGATTTGAGGAAAAGACTTTGATTGCCCTATATAGCTTTCGGCAGCACGTTTTGAAGCTCCTCTTAATATCTTTATATCAACCCTATTATCTGCAATTAGCGATTCTGATTTCTTAATTATAGCTTGCTCGTTAGCAGTCTTGTAGTATGGATGCGTATTGGGAAATATGACACCTGTTTTGCCTACGTTGGTTCGAAACATAGGAGGCACATCCGGAAGTGCGGGTACTTGCTCCAGTTCTTCAGCTTTGGCGCTTACCACCGGAACTACCACGCAGCGGCAGTTCCATCCATTTGGTGGGTAATACATATCCCAAAACTTATCGTCAACCAGTCGCACTACATCATTTAGTGGGCGATGGTTTTCGCGCACGCGCTCATCTTCTGCTGTTTTATACTTAAGGTAGGGAACGGCTTCGCGGGCTTCCCACACACGCTCCCACTCGGCCATACTTTGTGCTGCAGCAACTGCGTGATTGTATTCAGCCTGCAGGTAGGCAATATTATAGGTCTCGTTAATAGCGAGTGCGTCTTTCATAAACTCATTGAATGAGCGCAGCGCACCTGTGCTTGGATTGAGCATAAGTAAGCTGGCTTCCTGTAGCTGCTTGTAAGTTTTGAAACCTGAGAATACAAATACATTATGCTTGAGCACTTCGGCCATGCCACTATTGCCAAGCTCCTGACTGCC